GGTCAGCGCATCGCCTACATCAAGCTAGAGTTCGACCCATATTACGGCCAGAACGGTGAAATTGTCCCTCGTGTCATTAACCCTGAGCACGTAGTTGTAGATAAGAACGCCAAGCAAGGTGAGAACCCAGGCTTTATTTCCGAAACGCTCAAAATGACCGTCAACGAAGTACTCTCTCGGTGGCCCGAGAAGAAAAAAGAAGTATTCGACGAGCTTGGTATCAAGATGGGTACGCCCAACCAATTAGAGCAAGTTATTGCCGTACGTGAAGTATGGGTGACTCACTATGATAAAAAGTTCCAACCGAGCGAAGGTGTCGTATATTACTTTGGCCGCACCGTCCTTGAAAAGGCCAAGAACCCTAACTGGATATATGCTACATCTAGCAAGAACTTCCTCCGCACTCCACTGAAGCCATACATACCGTTGAACTTCGATAACGATGGCGAGCACTGGATTGACTACACCTCACCTATCGAGCAGGCTACGATACTACAGGACGCACTCAACAAACGTGGCCGTCAGCTCATGGAAGTGGCAGACAAAGCCAACGGTATCCTCGTTATCTCTTCAGACAGTGGCCTTACGAGTGATGACGTTGAGAACCTAACTGGCGACCCTAACCAACGCATCCTCATCAAGACAAACGGCCAGAAGGTGCAAGACCTTGTATACCAGGTTCCGCCACCTGAAGTGCCAGCGTTCCTCATGCAGGACAAGATTGATCTACGTACCCAGGTTCATGCCGTACTCGGTACTCCCTCCGAGTTCACCGGTGCAGATGATGGCGGCGCAGGCGACCAGACACTAGGCCAGTCAGAAATGAAGAAGAACCAGGCGTCAGGCCGACAAGACCTCTACGTGCGCGCTATCGACCGCTTTTTTACTCGATACTTCAACTACCTCATGCAGATGATGGTTGTATGGTACGACGAAAAGCACTTCTTCACCTATAACAGTGGTGACGGTGAGTTTGACTACATCGTTATGCACCGTGATCTTATCGAAGTCGGCTCAACAGTCAGTGTTAAGTCGGGTGGTTCACTGCCATTCGACAAGCGACGACAAGAAGCTATTGCGCTGCAAATGGCTAAACTGGGTATCGCTTCACCACTCGACATCTTCAAACTCCTCAACCTACCTAATGCACAGCAACTCTACGACAATTATGCGAAGTTCAAGGCTGACCCAATGGGACTTGCCCGCAATGCTCTTGATGAGCAAGATAGCGACAAAGCCTACGTGGATTATGTCAGCATCATGGCTGGTAAAAAGGTTGACGACCCAGATGATTGTACGACTGAGTACGTCCTCTCACTCCGTAAGCTGATGCTCCGTGACGAGTTCTTGAAAGCACCACGTAAACGACAAAACGAGTTCTTGGACTTTGTTGAAAAGGCCGTTAAGTCACTCACTCTTCGCACTTCACTCGATGACATGAGTAAGCAAGGTGTTGTCGCACTCGACCCGCACAACCCTATTCAACCGCTGCAGCCTCTTGCGCCGCCAGCACCCGCACCACAACCACCTATACCTATGGGCGCACCACAAGGGGGCTTCCCAGCTCCTCCTCAAGCAGGAAGCCCACCTATGCCTCCTATGCCACCGCAGCAACCATCCATTCTTTCGACGCTCCCAGTACCTAATGCAGTCCCACAACCCTAACCAGATGAGCGCAAGTATTCCGCAGCCAAATAGCTTGCCACCTATGTAAACTCGTGTATCATTCGGCGTATAAAGTACGCATCTAAACGAGGAGAGATAGAATGACAGTTACTACGGAGTTGGTTGACCACTTAACCGACGCAATGGATGACAGCCTTAATCCTATTCACGAAGAGGATAAGGGCGCAGTCAATGATGCAGGAGATACAGCCGACGATACTGCAGATGATGCAGACAAAGGCGCTACCAACACTGCTGATGACAAGAGTGATGATGACGATAAGTCGGATGATACCGACGACGATGAAGGCTTCTCGATAGATGAGGTCGAAGGCACTGACGATGATACTTCTACTACTGAGGAAGAAAAGAAAGAGGACAAGCAGGTTCGTGAAGAGCTTGCCAACCTCAATCCTGAGCAACGCTACATTGTTGAGAACATTCAGCCTATTAAGGTTCGTGGTGTTGTTGGTGATTCTGAAGAGACAAAAGAGTTCACCGTATTTGACCCAGCGCAGCTACCTTCAGGTTTCAAATACCTAGATGATCGTGAGCATGACATTGCAGTAAAGGGCTTCAATGCTCTTGAGCAGCGCGCTATCAATCTGCAGTCTGAATACCGCACCAAAGCACAAGAAGGTGACAGCAAGAAGTTCAAAGAAGCTAATGATCGTGCAGACTGGGAAGATATTGCGCTTCTACAGAGCGATAAGCAGCTACCTAAGTTCAAGATTCGCCCAGGTGAAGCAGGCTTTGAAGACGACCCCGCCGCTAAGTTGATTCAAGAAGTACTCGACTTCAAAGAAAAGCGCAACGCCCAGTACCTCAAAGATACAAATGAAAAAGGCCGCCCATTCCGTATGATCGGCTTTGAAGAGGCATTTCGTATGTATAAGCCCGAAGTGAAGACTGACACCACTAAGCAGGATAATGAAGATAAAGAGCGTAAGAACCTCTCTAAGCGCACGACAAAGACAGTAAGCGCTAAGGGCAACGACGGTGTGGCTACGAAAGTGACCCTTCGCAACTCACGCGACATGATGAATTATATCGACAGTTTGGACATTTAAGGAGCAACTATGAACGTAAATATCATAATCAGCCTATTACTACATAAGGCAATCATTACCAAAGATGAAGCAGATGCACTCTTCAGGGCATTAAACGAGACTATCCTACCTACCGAGTTCAGCGCAGCACATAAGATCGTTGGTTCTATCCTAGCAGAGGTAAAGGATGACGCTAAAAAAGCTGAGGATTACGCCAAGGAAGAAGCGGCCAAATTAAAAGCTGAAAAATCCACTAAAAAGTAGTTGCAACTATAGACCTTGTGGTGTATCTTTCACTGCATAGGCAACTAATTCGACAGCCCCCTCCACGGGGCTGTTTTTTTATTGTCAAAAAAACTAATTGTAACTAAGGAGCTTTCATGGCTGGATTCCAATTTTCTGAGCGAGTAACAGACATTACTTACCAGAACATCATGCCTAGCATTGTTGACCAAATCAACAACTCCAACGTTCTTTTGGCTCGTTTACTTAACAAGCCTGGAACTTGGAAGGGTGTGACAGAAACACAACCAATTCAAACTGCCAACAGCACAACTGGTGGCTCATTTAGCGGTATGGACACGTTCCCAACCGCTGCAACAAACAACACACGCCTTTACACATGGTACGTTGCTGCTTACGAGCAGAGCGTTGTAGTACCTGGTATCGAGCGAGCAGTAAACTCGGGTTCAGATAAGCAAGTTCTTAAACTTCTTACCACTCGTATGGACGAAGCTAAGACTTCAGCTAACCAAGCTGTTGGTCAGATCGCTTACGGCTACGGTGCTGGTAAAGACTTCGACGGCCTTGGCCTTATCGTAGACAACGGTACTTCTACTAGCTCATACGGTGGACTTACACGTGCTACTAACCCATTCGTCAACGCTGACGTTACACCGACCCTTAACAACACGATCACACTTGACTACCTGTCAAGCGAGTTCGATAACGTATCTGCTGCTGGTTCGACTTCTGAATCTCCAACGATTGGTCTTACAACTAAGGCTATCTGGACTTTCGTAGAGGGTCTTATTCAGCCAATGGTAAGCGCACGATACGATACACTACAGCTTCGCGGTTACGACCGAGTAGATGGTGGTACGCCAAACGGTACAAGCCGTCCTGGTACTGAGACAAGCGCTTTCGCTGGTTTCAACGCTATCAACTACCGTGGTCGCCCTCTAGTTGCTGACGACAACGCTACGAGCGGTACATTCTTCTGGTTAAACGAAGAATACCTACAGTTCAAACGCCTTATCGACCCAGAACTAAAGCAAATCGACAGCCAAGTAGAAGTTACTGAAGGTTACTACAAAGATGTTAAGTTCCCAAGCGCATGGCAGTTCCGTGAGCTTATGAGCCCTGTCAACCAATACGGTGAAGTAGGATTGTTCATTCTTATGGGTAACTTCATCTGTACTCAGCCTCGACGTAACGGTAAATTAACCGGCATCACAAGCAACTAGGAGATATAGATATGCAAGATGGACCTCGAACACTCACAGAGACCGACCTTACCGCTACTACTACCACTCAGCTTACACAGCTTGGTGCACAGGGTATCACGGAAGACGGTCGTCAATTCCGTTACGTAAAAGCTGGTGCTGCTATCAACGGCGGACAGCTTGCCGTTGCAGCTGCTCTTTCGAGCAACTCAACAGCTTTGGTTATTCCTGCTCAGGCAGTTACTAACCTTGCCGCTGGTTCAACTCAGCTCATCGTAACAAACGGCTCAACTGCTGTAGCTCAAAACCAATTTGCTGAAGGCTTCGTAGAAGTACTTGGTGCAAACGGTGGTTACGCAGTACGCATCAGTGGTAACACTGCTGCAGCTGGTGCGGGTGCAATCACCCTACAACTCGCTGAAGTATTGCCTGCTGCTGTTGTCGCTGGTACAAACACGGTAAACCTTACGGCTAGCCCTTACTCTGGTGTCGTCACAAGCACCACTGCATCGCTACCTATTGGTGTTGCCCGCGCAGCTATTGCATCTGGCTCTTACGGCTGGGTACAGACTTACGGTCACGCGCTTATCGCTGCAACTGGTGCGATTACCAAGGGTGCTGGTATCTCACAAGATGCTTCCACTACTGCTGGTAACGTTTCTGCTGCATCTGGTGCTGGCTACCAAGTCGCTGTTGCCAAAGAAGCGGCTGCAAACAGCTTCGTTTCTGCTCGCATCGTCATCGACTAATTAACTTAACAATAAGGGGATACTTACTATGTCACGACTAGTAGAGAAGTATGTACAGGTTATCCGCATGGCTGGCCTGAACACAAACAAAAACGTCAACATCGGTGGTGGAGCAACTTTCACCCTGAACGGAGCACAGATCATTGTCGGAGCGGGCGCACCTACCGCTTCGGCAACACAAGGTAGCCTTTACCTCCGCACAGATGGTAGTAGCACGTC